CTAATGGCTGGCAATCGTACTCTTAAACTATCTATCCTTGCTGATACAGCAGATTTAGTTAAAGGCTTAAAGACAGCCGAAAACGAAACGCAATCTAGCAGTAGTCGTATTGGTAGCGCGTTTGCAGCAGTAGGTAAAGCAGCTGCGGTTGCTGGTGCTGCGGTTGCAGCCTATGGCGTTAAACTAGCGGTAGACGGCGTTAAGGCTGCTATTGAGGACGAACAAGCCCAGGTCAAACTAGCCGGATCCTTAGAGCGTGTTACAGGAGCTACTAAAGATCAGATCGCAGCAGTTGAGGAACAGATATTAAAGACTTCACTAGCTACTGGTGTTGCAGATGATGAACTACGCCCTGCCTTAGATCGTTTAACTAGATCTACTAAGAACGTAGATCAGTCACAAAAGTTACTTAACCTAGCGTTAGATATTAGTCGCGGTAGCGGCAAGAGTTTAGAATCTGTTACTAATGCTTTATCTAAATCCTTTGAGGGTCAAAATACAGCTCTGGGTAAATTAGGTGTAGGTATCTCAGCTGCACAATTAAAGACTATGAGCTTTGATGACATAACTAAGCAACTAGCTAATACGTTTGAGGGCGCTGCTGCTGACGCAGCTGATACCTTTGCAGGCAAAACAGCCAGGTTACAGGTTGCCTTTGATGAAGCTAAAGAATCCGTAGGCGCTGCCTTATTGCCAATCTTAACTCGTTTGTTTGACTTTATTAACGAGTATTTAGTACCAATCTTTAATCGTTTCCAAAACGATACTTCAGGCTTAGCCACAACAATTAAAGACTTCTTAACACCTGTTCTTACTACGTTAAAATCTGCTTACGACAAGATCAGTACAGCAGTTAGAGAAAACGCAGACGAATATCGCCCACTAATTGACTTGCTTAAATCTTTGGCTAATTTTGTTAAAGGCACAGTAGCACCTATCTTGGTTGACGTATTAGGTAAAGCCTTTACAAGCATAGTCAATACAGTCGTATTCTTAATTGACAAGATAGGCGATCTAATTCAATTATTTGCAAGATTAGGTAATGCAATCAAAAACTCACCATTAGGCAAACTAGGCGCTGGTATTGCTGACATATTCTCAGGTGGCAGTAAAGCAGGATTAAGCATTAACACTTTAGAGGGTGGTGCATTAGGCGGTTCATTAGGAAGTGTTACTGGTGTTACTCCGATTACCATAAATAACCCAATTATTAAAGGCGACGGAAATCTTGCACAAGCTATTACTGATGACTTTAAGCGTGAACAATTAGGCATAGGCCGTGTAATTGGTTACAACCCTTGGATAGAAGCTTTAGAAACAGCAACTAGCGTAGTCTTTGGCAGACAAGGTGGCTTTGGTCTTTATGACGCACAAGGTAGATTAGTTAGTGGAAACAGCCCAACAAACGATCCTACAAACATACCTAACTCAATAACTATTAACGTAAATGCACCTAGCGTAATTGACGAGGAAGGTTTTGCTCGAGCTGTTGGACAAGCTCTTAGCAATTCGTCAGCTAGAGCAGGCACAGTAGAAATTACCCCTCAGTTCTCAGCGGTCTAATGCCAGCGTACATACCTAATCCAGCCGTTTTAATTGACGGAATAACTTACACAGGCGACACGCTTAATGGTGTAAGCATTACTACTGGACGCACAAGTGTTGATGAACAGCCACGCGCAGGATATTGCACAATTACTTTAATTACGTTTGATGACGATATTCCAATAGTAGAAATAGATCACCCAATAACAGTTTTGATAGATGATACTACTGGCACACCACTTGACATATTTGCAGGCTTTGTTTCAGATATTGAGCGTAGTATTCAGTCATACGGCAATAAAGGCTTTGCTACAACTACACGCATTACGGGTGTTGGCTCATTAGCTAGATTAAATAGGCGTTTAGTTGGGGCTAGTGGTTTTAGCAAAGAATTTGACGGTACTCGTATTTACAACATAATCCAAGAAGCCACAGCTGAGCGCTGGCAGGATACTCCAGCAGGAGTTACTTGGGCTAACGTTGATCCAACACTTACTTGGAATACCTACAATCCATATTTAGGCAACATAGACACACCTGGGGATTATGAGATAGTTGCTTACTCTAGCGGCGCTACTAACGCGTTTAACCTTGCTGGACAAGTTGCTAATAGTGCCAGGGGCATACTTTATGAAGGTCGTGATGGCAGGCTTAATTACGACGACGCAAGCCACAGGGTTAATGAAGTAAGTACTAATGGATTTACTACAATTCCAACTAACGTAATACTGGCAAGTAACTTATCTACTATTGAGCGTATGTCTGACCTTGCCAATGACATAACAGTTGTTTACAAAAACGGACAAACCGAGTCAGATACTAACGCCGGCTCAATAACCGAGTATGGTCAGTTAGCCGTATCTATTACTACTTTACTTGAGGAACAGTCAGCAGCTCTAGCCGTACTTGATCTTTATCTTACGAGCCGAGGTTACCCTCGCCGATCGCTTAACAGTATTACAATACCTTTGCAGCTTGACTCTATGACCAATATCTTGCGTGACAATCTAATAGAGGTTTACAACGGTATGCCGCTAGAGATTAACCCACCGGACACAATCTACGAGAATAACTTTGCTGGGTTTGTCGAAGGCATAACTTGGACAATAAACCAATATGAAGTATTTTTAACGCTTTATCTGACAGAATACGCATTAAGCGTACTAGCACAGAATTGGAATCAGGTTTCGCCTTTAGAGGCTTGGAATACGGTTTCAGGTACACTAGACTGGGCAGAAGCCCAAGTCGTAGCATAAGGAGCAATAATGGCAACAACACCTAATTACAGCTGGGTAATGCCGGATCCTACCGACTTGGTAACGGATTTGCCGGCAGACTTTGAGATATTTGGCGACGCGGTAGACGCGTCAGTTTACGAAATACAAACCGAAGTAGAGATAAACTCACAAACTGGCACTACTTACACTTTAGTAAGTGCTGATCGTGGCAAGTTAGTATCGCTGGCAAACGCTAGTGCAATTACATTAACCATACCTACTAACAGCACTACAGCGTTTCCAACAGGTACACGCATAGATATTATTCAAACCGGTGCCGGACAAGTTACTATCGGTGGGGCAGGAGTTACAATTAACAGCAAATCCAGTAATAAGAAATTATCAGCTCAAGGCTCAGCAGCTTCTTTAATTAAGTTTGCTACTGATACTTGGTGGTTAGTTGGCGATTTAAGTGCTTAGATTAATTGGTTTTAACGCATCAGGGGGTAAACCACCTTTAGTTGTTGATTATTTAGTAGTCGCTGGCGGTGGTGCTGGTGCAAATGGTGTTGATGGAACCAGCAATACCGGCGGTGGTGGTGCTGGTGGTTTGCGAAGTACTGTAACTGCTACTGGTGGTGGGGGTAGTTTAGAATCTGCTTTATCTTTGACAGCTGGTACTAATTACACAGTTACCGTAGGTGCTGGTGGTGGAAGTATGAGTAGCGGTAGCAATTCAACATTTAGCACAATAACATCAACCGGCGGTGGTTTAGGTGGTGGATTTACGGCTGGTAATTATTTTAACGGAGTTGCTGGCGGTTCAGGCGGTGGCGGTTCTCATACCGTTGCAACTACTGGTGGCGCTGGTACTGCTAATCAAGGTTTTGCTGGTGGTAACGGTAGCGCACCTTTTGCTGGTGGTGGCGGTGGCGCAGGAGAAGTAGGCAACACAGATGGGTTTGCTTACGGTGGTGATGGCGTAGCAGTTTCTATTAGTGGTTCTAGTGTTTTTTACGCTGGTGGCGGAGCAGGGTGGAATACAACAACTCCTTTAGGCGGTACTGGCGGTGGTGGTAATGTGGGTACTGCTGGAACAGTTAATACTGGTGGTGGCGGTGGTGGTAATGTGAACACTGGTAGTGCAGCTGGCGGTACTGGGGGTTCAGGTGTTCTTATTCTTAAATATCCAAATGCTTACACAGCTACTTTTAGTGGTGGAGTTACCCAATCAACAAGTACTTCAGGTGATTACAAAATATCAACAATAACTGCTGCTGGTGTTTCTGATACAGTAAGTTGGGCATAATGGCACATTACGCATATTTAGACGAAAATAATGTAGTAGTTACAGTTACAGTTGGCAAAGATGAAATTGAACTTATTGACGGGTTAGATACTGAAACATATTACGCACTTAATACGCCTTACAAAGTCAAACGCACGTCATACAATGGCAAGATACGCAAAAATTATGCAGGCATAGGTTATTTTTATGATGAACAACGTGACGCTTTTATTCCACCAAAACCTTACAATTCTTGGATATTAGATGAGAGTACGTGTCTTTGGGTTGCTCCTATTCCTGCGCCTGACAATGAGCAAGCGTACAAATGGAACGAAACTAATTTAAGTTGGGAAGTTTATGTATCCAGTTAACGGTTACACAATTAGCAACCACTTTGGCGTTAAGAACGATCGTTACAAAGCTGGCTACCACACAGGCATAGATATTAAAGCGCCTGCTGGAACGCCCGTAGTATCGGTTAGACCTTGCAAAGTAATTGAGGTAAGTAATTATTCTAGTTGGGGCGAGTCTTATGGCACAGCAGTTATTGTGGAGTTTAGGAACGGACTGAGGGCTATCTATGCTCACTTATCTAAGACCACAGTAATTAAAGGCCAGGATTTAGCTGAGGGCGCTATGTTGGGCAAGGTAGGTACAACTGGCAATAGCACCGGAAATCATTTGCACTTTGAGCTACGCGAATCGCCGTACAGATATGACGATCACTTAGACCCAACTGATTTAATACTGCTGACAAACGAGGATAAACAAGTAGCCAAGAAAGCAACTGCAAAGAAGGTAGCTAATGCCAAAAGCTCAGGAAAGCCCAAGCCTGCAAATACAAAGGCTCCTCGCACAGATAGCAGCCCTAGCGTGTGATGTACCAGCAGTTGCTACTAACTACGTTCTAGTCGTTGAGTACTTTACTGAAACGGGCGATTACTTTGTAGATATGTTAAGTAGTGATGAGCAACCAATATGGCGAACCCAAGGCTTAATGAATTACGCAATAGAAAACCTATCAGACGAAAGCGATGAAAACGATGAAGATGACGAGTAAAGAAGGCAAGCAAATTGGCCTAGCACTAAGCGCGTTTCTTGCTGCTTGGACTGCTGCTAGTTATGAAGTGTCAGCGCAGGCAATACTTGGATCACTTGCAGCTGCAATAACTGGCCTGATAGCACCCCAAAAGAAGCCATAATGTTTATTGACGCTAATCTAATTCTGTCGTTTGCTACGCTATTATTATCGTTAATGGCAATACTAGGTAGCATAGTTAGAAAACTGGCAAAGATAGAAGCCCAGGTACTACCTAATAGCGGATCAAGTATCAGCGACAAAGTTAATAGCATAGATAAGCGCTTAGCAGTCCTAGAGGCTCAACTTAATAAATGAAGCGCATACTGATCGTATCCGATCTGCAAATCCCCTATCACGATAAAAGGGCAGTTGCTAATCTGATTGACTTCGTTAAGCGTTACAAACCTGACCAAGTAGTCACTATTGGTGATGAAATAGATATGCCTACTATCAGCCGTTGGACGGCTGGCACAGCTGGGGCTTACACAGGCACACTAGCTCAAGATCGTGACGAAACCGTACGCATACTTGAAGCGCTTAAAGTTACTGACGTAATTAGATCAAATCATACAGATCGTTTATTTACCACTATTGCACTTAAAGCACCTGGCTTACTTGGAGTGCCTGAATTAGAGCTGCCAAACTTCTTACGCTTTAAGGAACTAGGCATTAAGTATCACCGAAAGCCGTTCGAGTTAGCACCTGGTTGGGTAGCGCTTCACGGTGACGAAGGCAACACAAACTCTACACCTGGTTTAACAGCCCTAGGATTGGCTAAGAGGCACGGAAAAAGTGTGGTATGTGGTCACACTCATAGGCTAGGATTAACGCACGTTACAGAGGCTTCTGGGGGTGTTCTAGGGCGTATCCTGACAGGCTTTGAGGTCGGTAACTTAATGAACTTTAGCAGCGCCCATTATCTAAAGGCTGGATCAGGTAACTGGCAACAAGGCTTTGGCATACTTTATGTTGATAACAAATTGGTAACGCCGTCAATGATCCCTGTGCATAAGAACGGATCGTTTGTGGTCGAGGGCAAAGTTTACGGAAACTAAAAACCCCTAAACGAGAGAGGTGTTTAGGGGTATCGCTTAGTTTGAGACGGCTGCGACACGCCAAATCATAGTGTTTGACTAATCACCTTGCAAGTGTCGGGCATAAGTGCTTAGATCTGTCTAGGCGGTAAATCGCCGCTACTAAGAGACGGAGTAGATATGCTAGAAGCACTAGAACTAGCTTTATGGCTAGTGATCTTATTTATCTGGACTGGCACTTGGTTTGCTTTAGGCAAACTAAAGGGTCAAATGG